GAAATCTTCAATCCCCAATCTGCCTTGAGAAACCCCGTGAGAAAGGACTTTCCTCCATCAGTCAAGAAGTTCATTGGTTCTCATAACAAACGCATTACGGGACTTCAGATACGCCGAGACCCCGTTAGTAGTGCTATTCACACGGCCTTCAATATCTTATCTGCGGGTCAGTGGGAGAAGGCAAAACAAGAAGAAAACTTTGATAGACTCTTTCACTTAGGGATTGTTCTAACACTTGAAGGAAACGAAAAAGTCCTTATAGAGAAGAATGAAGTCATCAATGTCGGAACACCCAAGCCCCAGCAACGAGATTCCGAAATCATTAACAATCCCTATCCAGCAAATACTACGCTCTCCCAGTTTCTGGAGAGGGGTGTCCAAAGAAAGGGTGATTCTTTTTTCACATATGACCCCTTCAATAACAACTGTCAAGACTTCGTCCTCGGACTCCTATACGCAAACGGAGTTGAAACCAGTAAGGCCGAAAGGTTTGTTAAGCAAGATGTGTCCTCCTTGGTTGCTAAGTTGCCCGATTATGTCGGCAAAGTCGCCAAAGGCATTACTGACATCGGAGCCGTCGCCAATAGAGTTTTAGAAGGCGGTAGAGTGCCTCAACAAGAGCCTCCACCGATTCAGCCTCCACCGCCACCACCAATGATTCACGACACTAACGGATTCGCCTTCCCACAGAATGCCGTCCAGCAGTTTATTAATCAAATGGCTAATGGAGTTCGTGATGAGGCTTGGGATTGGGACGACGCTCACGCAGTTGTTGCGGTAATGTATCCAGTAGGAGTTCAGCCAGATTACTACTTTTGGTTTGCTATGTTGCCCGTAGCAATGATTAACAGAATAAACATTAACTTCAATAACAGAAAAACTGCTGAGGCAGAGATGAGACTTCATAGAAGAAATCAGCAACCTCCACCACCTCCACCTCCACCAATGGCCGGACACGGTCATATGAGTGGAGGGATGTTCGGTATGTTTAAGAAGAAGGCCGATGATACGGTTGTATCATCAAATCCAGTTTTAGGAATGATAAAGGATGAGGCAACTTCTGAGCCACGCCTTAGAAGAATCTTTCACGATATGGAAGGTGTATCCAAATCCAGAGCAAATCTTCTGAAATACATTAACCTAAATCCTAAATACGCAGATGTATCCGAAGAAATCAAGCAACAAGCGATAGACCAAGAAATAAGCGATTGGGTCAAGACGCAAGAGACCGCTAAGGAGAAAATCACAGTATATCCCAAAGAAGAAAGACTCCAGAACTTATTCAGTGTTCTTCACAGATTGACTGGCCGTGGAAAGTTTGCGGAATCAACGACCCGCCCCGACCCCGCTTTCGGAAGGCAACTCCAAAAGGCTGGTATTGAACCGTCTGCTTACCTTGAAGAGGCAAGGAGACGAGCCAAGAAACACCACTACCCTTACAAGTTGCTCGGATTCGCTACGGATGGTAAGGCAAAACTGGCGATTCCAGATGAGAACGGAAGAGTCATAACCTTCGGAAGGATTGGATATGGAGACCATCTTATTTACTCACATCTGGAAAAGCACGGTAAGGTTCCCAAGGGGACGGCGGAGAGTAAGCAGTCAGTCTTCCAGAAGTCCCACACGAAGATAAAAGGGGATTGGAAGAAGAACCCATTCTCAGCCAATCACTTAGCGTTAAGAATCTTATGGTAGTCGGCGGGATTGAAAACAATCCACACATCGTCTCGGTAGGCAATGTATGGAATGTTTGAATAGTTGCGATGTGGTTCATCTCTACGAACTCCCAATAAAAAGAGAATACGCCCAACACTTACCAACCGGTGGGTAGAAGCCGGACACATTGTCCTTGGCTGGTTGCCCGTTGGAATAAAGAACAACAGCATTACCGGGGCAGTATGGGTAGAATGGTGCTGGAATGTAATTTACACTACCAGTTCCCGGTGTATTTACATTAACTGACACAACTGGGTCTTGTATGGGTATGTTAATAGCCACAAATGATGGTGGGCTGGCGTTATAGTTTAAGCCTTGGGCTGGGTAAGGTGCTGGGATTCCCAAAACCGGACCTCCCGCAAGGCCAGTCATAAGCACACTTGAACTTTGACCTATACCGACAAGATTATCTTGAGAAAGCGTCCAGCACTCGGCTGGACCCGCAGAATAATAGACTTGTAACCAGTTCGTTCCGGCTGAAGTTTTCGGTGCGACGGTCACGCCAGTCGCACCAGCCCAATACCAGAGGTATATTCCATCTATTGTTCCATTAGCATCAACCGCACTCGTAACATCTCCAGCAGTAAATATTGTGTCAGACCTCCAAGGTTTGGCTGCGTAGAGTGTTCTTACTTGTAGCCGAATATCAACTTGTGTTGTTCCAGCAAAAGGCGTGAGAAGAACACCAGAGGTAGGACTTGTATAAAGGTCTAAGGCGACACCAAGGTTTGTTGAGCCTTCGGTTTGAATAAGTTTAATACCGGAGCCATTCGCAGATGTGATGTCTGTGCCGATTGAGACGCCCGTCCCACCAACAACGGAACTTGTTGTAATACCGACACCGGCAGTAAGTGTTAGGTCGCCAGAAAGGGGGACAACGCCAGTGCCAGTAGAACCCTTAAGACTTGTAACAACGGCTTGGGTGGAAGGGGAAGTAACGGGCTTCCAATCAACCGCACTCTCGTCTGGGACTACATTTAGGTTCTGCGTAAGAGACATATAGAGAGGGAATGTAACACCATCACCGCAGTATGAAACGACATCACCGGGGTAGTATGTGATTGTGTTCTGCCAGAGAGGCTCACCTTGATTCACCACTGCCCAAGCCGAGGACTGCTCACCGCCCGTTGATAGGAGTTTCCAGTAGGCGTTGTCTGAGCCGTCCGCTGGGGGTGCGACTTGGCCTCCACCCGCAACTTGTGTTTGAAGAGACCGGTATGTGTAAAGTATCTCTGAGCCGACAATCTGGACTATTGAGCCGACTGAGTAGGCACGGGTGTTCGCATATACAACGCCCATATACGCCCATCCACTCGTCGCCGATGACGGGACACGATTTACATTAGGGGCATCTGGTGTTCCATCAACACAGACATAACGATACACACCAGCACCCGTTCCAGTGACTGTGATGCTCACCGTCGTAAGAGCATAGTATTCAAGCGTTGAGACCCACTCTGGATAGACGAGAGGTGTCTGAGGAAGGTCTGGATAGACAAGGACTGCCCCCGATGGTGCTGGTGCTGGATTGGCTTGGACGGCTACATACAGAGGGGCTGGGGGGAGGATTTCCCAGTAAGTGTTGCTCGTAGCAAACCCGGAGGGAGGATTCGTGCCGTCTGTATCTTGAATACACTGATACACAAAAACAAAGCCTTGCTTAGTAGGGTCTGTGCTTCCATAACGAACTATATCATCAACAACATATGACTGACCGGAATAGTATTGTGCTTCTGCGGAAAAGGCCACAGACTGACCCGTAGAATAGTTTTCAACTACTGGCTGACCGTTTCCAGCAGTGATTGGAATGCTATATTCGGTCTGACTGATGACCGGAAGGGCTGATAGAGTTCTCGGTGTCTCAAGTAGGGGATTAGGAATACCTCCCACGAAAGCCATTATATTAAGAACCTACATTTTATTTTACATCAAACGGGCGGAAAGGCCACGACGACGACCCGCACCCGTTCCAGCACCCGTGCCGTAGCCGACGGCACCCATCGCATCCTTGACGGCACCGTCGGGCATCATCCCACGGACGGCACTGACTGCGGGTTTCGTTGCGTGGTAGAAGTCCTTCGCCTTTGACATCATATTAGCAAGAGAACCGAATGAAACACCACCAACAAGACGAGCAAGACCCGCACGAGTCTGGGCACCCGCCATTGGGGCTGAGATGATGTCTTGCTCGGAGAGGACACCCTTGATGATACGAGATGAACCACGGATTGACTCAAAGAAGCCAGAGTTGGCCGTGATGACATAGAGCGTTGGGACGACCGCAAAGCCGAATGTATTGACTACACTGAGATTGAACTGGAGCGTAAAGTTGCCGACGAGTGAAGGGGCTTGACCGGGCTGAAGCGTGATGTCCTTGGAAGGCTTGAGAACGAGGAAGCCACCAACCGTTGAGCGAGTCTGACCCGCAAACTGGAAGGGGTTTGCCGGGGTTAGGCCGTCAGCCAACTTGACTTGTCCCGCTGGGACGGCGTTCTCTGAACGGGCAACACCAGACCAAGTGTTCCAAGGCATCTGGAGGCCGTTGGCGACTGACATCTGGTAGAGTTCCTCCGTCGTGTGGGATGATAGGAGACCGGAGAAGTTGTCAAAGTTGATTGAGAGGGGATTCTTAATCTGAGAGTTGAAGGAGTTGGCGAGAGGCAAGTAGCAATCGCCATACTCGGGTGACTGAGGGTCTGGGAGTGCGGGACCACCAGAACCGCCAGTGACTTGTGAGGCCTTGACATAGATGAGGAGTAGGTCGGGAATCTGGGGAAGCGTGATTGTCTGCGACTGAAGTTGGATTGTGGCACCAGCATCAACCGTGCCGTTCTGTTGCTGGGTGATGTAGCGAGGGAACTCCATATAGGGGACGACAGACTTAGGGGGGAGGGGAACATCAAGAGATGGCGTGAGGAACTGGACATTCACGACCGTGTTAGACCAAACACCATTTGAGGCACCGTTGTTCCAGCCGACACCGCTGATGACTGGACCCGTTCCCGTAGGGTATTCAAGTTCTGTTGTGGAAACCGCTGGACCCGTGTTGCTACGAGTGCGGAGGATACGGCTGAGGGCTGAGCCAGACTTGAAGTTCATAATCAACTGGATGTTGTTGATGCCGAAGAGACCCGTGTCATCCTCTTGGTCGTCGGCGAAGACGAATGGAGAAAGAACGAGTTTCTCCGTTGAACGGAAGGCAAAGTAGAGGGGATATGCCGTCGTCGCCGTAACGGCCTTATCAACAACGGGGACACCATTGACGAACTGAACCTCAACACTGCCGACCGTGTATGAGCCAAAACTGTAGCCACCGAGGGCTGTGCCGAGGCTTGATAGGGGGCGACCCGTAGGGTCAGTCCAGAAGAAGCCACTGAAGGCACCGTTGGGTTGCTCATCAACATTCATCGCCTCCGCAAAACCCGCCATTGGGTCATTCACCGTGCGGAGACCCGTGCCGTTCCACTGATACTTGTCAAGCATCGTCGGGCAAGTGCGTTGAAGAAGATTCTTCTTGTAGTTCGTAAGACGCATCACCTCCATAAGAACATCTTGTGAGTTGATGACTGTCGTCGTGTCGTTAATCGTGGCCGTCATCGTCTGGCAGAGGTAGTTAAGGGGAAGGGGAGCCAAGGCACAGTCTTGACCGTATGTCACGATGGGCGTTGTGAAATCAACAACAGCATCTGAGGCCTTGTATGAGGCCGAAAGCGTGGCCGTCATCTGGAAATAGGCCGTGCCAGACCAACGAACGGCTCTATCAACGAATACATTCTCGGAGGGAACATAAATGTTGAAGGTCTGCTGGGACTGAGTCGCAGCGATTGCGTTAAAAGGGGCGTTCGTAAGCGACAAGGCACCCTTCTCAACGGCGTAGCGGGGAGGAGACTGGATGATACGGTCGTCAAAGACTGACTCCTTCTGGATGTCCGCACTCATTCTATACTGAATAGGAACATTATATTTTCGGCGAATCTTCTGCGTCTGTGGATAAAACTTACCCGGGAACCCAGAAGTTAGTAGAGTGCGACACGCTCGGTCTTGGAGAGATTTTGCTTCTTGCGGAAAATGATTTTGATTGAGACCGAAGAAAGGTTTGTCATTAGCAAGGGGTATAACTGATTATTCAGCCGGTTCTTCCAGAAAACTTGAATGTCAATGTTCTTAATCTCTGCCTTGGAGTTCTGGAAATCCGCCATTCGGTATTCAGCAACCGGAGCGTAATAAATCATCTTACGCCAACCGAAGGGGTCATTAGCCAAATCGTTGGCGATGTCCGTGATGATAGGCTGGAAGGCCGATGGAGCCGTGGCGGAAGAGTTGCCGATATTTCCAACACCGTATGTGTTCGGGGGTGCCGTAGCCTCGTTCTGAATCGGAAGTAAGTTGCTGACAAAAACAACACTCTCAACGGGACACCATAGAGTGCTTGTGCTTATGACTTCTTGGGTCATTATGATGAAGTTGTCTCCAGTGTATGTGTTCGGGGGAAGAATAGTCTTTGCCTCAACCCAGTTCGTGCCGAGGCCAACATACTGAACCTTGACCTCGTAAGAGAAACCCGGAGGAAAGACTTGTGGATTCAAGCCACCAGTCTGAGTTCCGTTGCCGGTAGGGACATTGTAATAAGTCGTTAAGAAGTTAGATAGAAGGCCTTCCATATTCTGGTTCATCCACAAGGCATTCGTGTAGCCGGTGAGTGGCGACGCATAGTTGTCGGGAAATGCGATGCTGAATAGTTTTGAAGGGATGTCATAAGAAACGATTGGTGTGGCGTTTATCTTTATCCAGTCGGCGTATGTCGGATACTCATTCGTGAAACTATACTCAGCAACGGCATCTGTGTATTGATTAAAGAGTATAAGGTTGGCCGATTCAAGCGTATTCTGGAGGAGATTGACCCAGTGCTGGAATGTAAAGACCCAGTAATACCGGGTTGAAAGGTCTTGAGGACGGCCGAGTTCAGAACCCACTTGAACCCAATAGGGACTCGTTATTCCGGTTATAGGGTCAGTGAATGTTGCTCTGATGTCCGTTAGTGCCGGAACTGGGCGTTGGGCTTGGTAGAATGTATCGTATGTGAGACCGCTCTGGGCGTTGATGATTGTAAGGGTCACGATTTGTCCCTTCTTATACTCATCTGTCACGACCCAAGGACCAACCCAATCCGGGGAACAAGGGGCTGGAGGAACTGGAGCAAGAGTTGGATTGACAATCTCTGGCTCGTAAATAACATACTTGAGCGTCTGGAGATTGATTGATGATTGCCCACCAGCCGTTAGTTCTACTGGAATCGTAGCAGAAAGTCCAAAGGCATACTCGGTTAGATTGGGGTCGCCTTGCCCCGTTCCGCTCTGGACTGAAGGAATGAAAAGAGGCAAGTCCTTGTTGGGACCATTTACAACAAACCGGATGATACTGAACTGATACTGTGAAGCGTCCCGGATGATAGGCGTATCACGGGTCTCGTTAAACTTTACTGGAGGGTCTTGGAAGGCATAACCCGAAATCTGGTCGTCGGTGTTGTTATTGACTATAGAAGCGTTATAGTATAGAATATCCGGGTCGGCAGTTGAACCTACTGTTTCCCAGTTGCTACGGTATGAGCGACTCATTCTATGAAAGACCTATATATTATTTACCGAGTTTTTCGGCAGTTAGTGCGGACACGAAGTCGTCGGGAGACATTCCACTACTATCCATTACTTGCTTATACTTGCCTATTGTATAAGGAGCATACAAGCATCGCACCACTGAATGACGGCCACAAGTATTGACATCTAACTTGTCCTTTTGGAAGGCGTGATGATTATAAACAATCTTCTTGCCGGAACCTCGCATAAGTTTCGTAAGATAGGGATAAGCCTCGTCAAGTTGCTGGAGTTTAGACTGAGGGACATCGTCAAGGGCTTTCTCGGGGGCTTCGCCATAAGGGTCAAAGTATTCTATTGTTCCTTTTTTATTCAGCATACAAACCCAATGCCCCGAATGCTCGTCTTCAGTTAGGTAGAGCATAATACAACGACCCTTAGCGTCAAAGGCTTGATTGATATTCTTCATCTTACCGAGTTGAGGGTATGTTATAATCTTGATGTCTTGCCCGAGTATCTTGCGAATATCATCATCTGACAACGGGTAGGATTGTATTTCCTCCATCTATAGTAGATGAACTTTTGTTCCCCACTAAGACAGAAGAAAAAGGTAGAAGCCACAGAGTTGCCTCTATTCAAGCCGGAGAAGCCGACACTATCCAAGACAGAGGCCAGAAAGATTTTACTATGCTCTGCTGACTTGTCTCACTCTCAGATTCTTTGGACTCAGAACTGGCTGAATCAACGGATTCGGGAGCGGTCTCTTCCGCCTCAACTTTCGGGTGCGGATGCTTTCGGGCAGATTGTTCGGTTTCTAACGCCTCACGATGCTCTGGCTCTTTTGACGGAGATTCGTGCTGATTTTCAGAAGACGGTTCAAGTTCAGCCGTCGGATGAGTCGTTCCTTTCCGTTTTGGCGAATGAGGCATATCACGAATGTCAAGGCCTACCTCGTAGTTCTTCCCACAACAGTCTGAAATCAGACGACGACCAATAATGCTCTTAGCACCCTTATAAACTAATCCCGTTATAACAATCGCACTCGTGCTGAACCCGGCAGTCGCCAAATATCCTTCCATCTCTTAGATGCCAAGAGTTAATGTGGAAGTTCTCCTTATTCATCTAAACGCAGTCCAAATGTCGTTATACGATATTTGGGTAGAGTGTCGGAATAATGAGTTGAGTGAGGCCATAGAGGCACAAAGAAACAAAATCATAGCGTTGATGAAGACGCTGGAGAAAGTTTAGGCAAAGCCAACCGTTACTGGAAGAACGCCAACCGTATTTACTGTTAGGGATAGGTTTGTATCTGCTGGAAACTCATCCCAAGATACTGAAACTGTTAGGCTGACTGAATCATAGGGGATTGAAGTGAGAATAGGATTCACTGGGATAGACCAACTTGTTGTGTTATTGTTAAGAAAGTTGATTGATGTTGTCATATCAAAGTTGAGAAGATTAGATTGAGATACGCCGGAACTCGGTGATGTTCCCCGAAGACGGATATAAACCACTCCACTATCGGGAACGGCATTATCACCGTCTTTTTGGACAAGAAGGTTAATAGCCACAAGGCCAAATCTATCACCTAATGTGTTTGGACCAAAATAAGGGATTAGATTGGATACAACGCCTATATTATCAATAGACCCCGTTGGACCAGAGATGATTGTGGTGGTATTGTCGGGAACCGTTAAAATAAAAGTGGCCGTAGAACTACCACCACCAGAACCAGCACCCCAAGAAGACTGTAGGCCAGAAAGGGACATTTTCTACTGTAGCAGAGATATTTTGTTCTGAAGTTGCGAAGGTTCAAAAGCGGGGGTCGGGGCGGGTCGCCGATTCCGCTAAGTTGTGGCTCTGGCGATTTCTTGGGATTTCCTCCATTCCAAAAATGCGACTCTTGGCTCACCCATTGACGGGCGGTATATCACACGGTAGAAATAATCCCAAGTATTGTAAGAGGGAAACATATTCTACTATGACTCGCTAAAAAACTTGCGGATGTCCGACCCGGGTCGTCCCCTTGGTAAAAGCACTAAGAATGGGGCAGAGGCGGGACGACCATTCCGCAAACTTTTTTGGACTCTTTTGAAAACGCCAAGATTTACAACTTTGCGGAATGGTCGCCCCGGGTCGCCCCCGCTTTTTTTGGCCTTCTGAACTCCCGGCCTCCGTTAGAGAATGGAACCTTGTAAGAAATGTAAGCGACCCACCGAACGCATCAAGTGGCACTGTTGTAGTAAATGTAATGTATTGCTATGTAGGAACTGTGATGACACATCAAACTTCTTACAATGGTGGGGAAATGAACCCAGTGATAAGGATGGAAGTGATTTATACTTATGTCCTAAGTGCTTGAAGAAACACTCAGTAGAGGGCATAGTAAGTCTCCCCTCCAGCACCCCCAGCAATGGAGCAGACCGTTAATACATAAATACCGTTGAGGGCGAGAGTCGCAGATGAACCGTTTGGCTGGGATGAACCAGACCCCGCTTGATTTACAAGAGATGAACCAGCACCGCCAACAGCCTTTATCAAGCACCACCAACCGGGTATAATCCCAGTAGCCATAGCAAGATTCTTCGGGAGCAAGAAAACACCAGTATTAGGG